GCCGCTGAACTAGCAATTCAAATCACGCTGCAAAAAGAACTGGTGCAGCTGACCGACAAGCATGGCAAAGCTGCCGACGATCTACAAACGCAAGCTGCCAAATACGGCGTGGACTCCGAACTCGTGCAGGAATGGAACTACGCCGCAAAGTTTATCGACACCGATGCCAGCACCATGTTCTCGTCGATCACAAAACTCACGCGATCCATGGGCGAGGCAAAGGGCGGAAACAAAGAACTGCAAGCGGCGTTTAAGAACCTCGGCGTAGAATACAAGGATCATGACGGACATCTTCGTGATAGCAAAGTCGTTTTCATGGAAGTGATTGACGCCCTCGGCGGGATGAAGAATGCAACCGAGCGTGACGCAACGACCATGAAGATCATGGGCAGAAACGCCATGGAACTTAACCCGCTGATTCAGGTGGGGAGCGCAGGAATCCGCAAATATACCGACGAGGCACACCGCCTCGGACTCGTTGCAAGCAATGAGACGGTATCCGCACTTGGTCTTGTAGACGATTCCGTAGAGCGATTTAACTCGAAAGTCAACGCAGGAAGCAATCTAATTGCGGAGCGCTTTGCACCTGCCACGATAAAGATGCATGACAACCTCGGCGATTTGCTGGTAGCAGGGACTGAATTGCTCGTTGACAGCGGGTTTGTTGATATTCTCGCCCAAATTCTCAACATCGTGACAGCGACGCTGCCGCAAGTGGAAACAACGTGGAGGCTGCTTGCACCGTTTGCGGGGGCCGTGCTTAAACCAATAGCGCTTGGCTTGGCGATCATCGCCGACGCTTTAGCGCTTATTGCAAACACGCTTGCTATCATCATCGAGGCGGTACGATGGCTCGTCAATTTCGGAAAAGGAAACTACAATTTTTCGAAATACGCCTCAAACCTAGGAAACGTATTTACGAACGGCGCAACAACCACGCTGCTCAAGAACTATGCAAGCGGGACAAACTATCATCCGGGCGGCGGGGCAATCGTTGGAGAAGAGGGGCCGGAATACGTTGAACTGCCACGAGGGTCGAAGGTGCTACCGCACCGACAGACGATGGGGCTTTTGCGCGGGGGTATTCCAGCTTACGCCGGTGGCATTGGATCGTTCGGGGGAAATGTGTTCAATATAACGATTGACGCGAAGAACGTCCAAGAATTTAACGATATCATACGCATCGTGAAGGAGCGTCGGGTGTCGGTTCGCAAGGGGTACACGGGGAGGTAAAATATGGCAACGGTAAACTACACCAAGCCGATCACGAAAGCGACGTACATCAACTGGTTCAGTCCAAATGTGAGTAATTACGGGCAGGATAGCGTTCACGTGGGGCAAGGTAGCAGCCAATACAGCTACGGGAATCCGACGAATGCTTTACTGTTTGCCGCAGACTTACCGTCATCACTTGGGAAAATTCTGTCTGATTTCGTGCTGCATTATAAAACCCACAACGTGTATATAAACATAACCTATCCAGCAATACTCGTTAGAACGCTCAGTGAGAGTTGGGAGGAGGCAAGCGCAACATTCTACATTCCACGCTCAATAGCCTCTTACGCGACAGGAGCGCTACAAATCGGCACAAGCGCAGTTCTTGCGAATCTAGCAAAAGAGCACTACGAGCAAATAAGACTATACGGCATAAAAATTGAAGACTTAAGCTCGGGTTATGCTCCAGGACCAATAGGAAACATATTCACCGATATCCCGATATACAGCCATCTAGCAGCAAACGAAGCAGACAGGCCATATTTCACGTTCACGCTTTCGGATTCGATTCCAATTGTTACGCCTACCAGTCCGCTCCGTCGCTTTGTTGATCCGACACAAGCGGTCGTGTTCGCTTGGGATTACGAAAACGCAGTGGGCGGCGTGCAAAAGTCGTTTACGATACAGGTTTCGCCGGATGGTGATGCGTGGGCTACGCTTACGAGCGGAACTACAACGCTTACAACGGCAACCGTGGAGGCAAACGCGATTGCGCCAAACATTCAGTATTGGCGAGTACAGGTTGTGTCGGAATATGACATCGCATCCGAATGGTCGCAAGCGGTGCAAATTGTGCTTATTGCAAATCCCGCGTGCAGCATCAACTCAACCGTTGCCGCGCCGCGTCCGACCGTGTTTTGGTCTTGCGCTGGGCAGCAAGCCTATCAAGTCAAGTGCGGCGTCTATGACAGCGGTGTCGTATTCGGGACGATTAAAACTCACAAGCTGCCAATCTTTCTGCCGAACGGAACATATACGATCATGGTTCGGGCGCAGGATAGCCGCGGTCTATGGTCGAACTGGTCGCAGTCTGAAATCACCATCAGCAACGTGCCGGGCAATGAAATTAAGCTCACAGCGTTTGCGACGCACCGGGTGAAACTTACATGGTCGGGCGGCGCAGCGGGTCCGTACTACGTCCTGCGCGACGGAGAGCCAATAGCAAAGACGAGCGCAACGACGTATTATGACGAACTGGCGGCGGGCAAGCACACTTATGCGGTGCTGGAGCAGCTTGCGGGAAGCAACT